TCGTAAATTGAACTCATCAAACGTCTCCTTTTTTCCAAAAGCCAAATTCTATCGATCCCCCATGATCAGGTAGATATTCCCTGATTCGTTGCATCACTGCGCAGGCACTGTCATTGACTGAACTTGGTGGTTGGCCTTCTGCCCAGTTAATAATCTCATCCGCATTTGCATTTTTAGGAGCCTGAAGCGACCAGTCGTAAATTGAACTCATCAAACATCTCCTTTTTTCCAAAAGCTAAAGCCCGGCAAACAAGCCAGTAGAGCCAAGAGAAGAGACAAAAATGTTCCCTTTCGTGGGTGGGTCATCTGTCTTTCTTTGGGTGCATCAACACTTACTTTCGCATCAACAGTTTCCATGTTGAAACCAAGCTTGTTGTAATAAACATAGAGCAGACGTGTTTTTTCATCGCAATGCACAGCATCAGGATTCAAGCGCAACACATCTTGTGCTATCACGCCGCGATAGCGTTGCGCACCTCCTTTATAATTAAATTCATAAAGCGGATAACCGTTTTTCTGCCCAATAGGCACAATATTGTCTTTCATTCTGACATCAGAAAGGCCAGCAACCCCCTTGATTAATCCAAGCCACCGCATTGCATCACTAAGGGGATCTTTTGTAACTGAGGGCATAGTTGTTGACTGCCCTGTTTTAGTGCCATAATTGCCCGCAGAGGCAACTCCAGCCTGGAGCAATTTTTCCAGCCGATTCCAGGCTTGATTTTCTTGCTCTGTCCATTTTTCACGTTCAGCATCTAAAGCACTCTGACGATCGGCATCTTGCAAGGCCCCGCCTTTTAAAGCACTGCTTTGTGCATGGCTTTGCCCTTGATAAAAATTGTTGGCTGCATTTATTTGGTCATTCATAGACCCATCAATCAGCTTATTGGCATTGATCATATTTTGCACATCTTGGTTATATTGCTGTGCATTTGCTTTTGTCGCTAAAGCGCCCAATTCATCAGTTAAAACACCGGTATGCGCGCCAGAGCCATAACGACCAGCGCCCGCCATAGACTGATTGATTGAATCAGAAGTTTTACTCAGTGCATTGTTAAGGGCTTCTTGAAATTTGTTATTATTGCCGATCAAATTTCCTGCTGCCATGTCAGAAAGGTTGGTCACACTGTTTGTTGGCCCTTTAAGCCAATCATTCAGAGGAGATGCGCTATATTTCTGAGCAGCCTCACTCAAACCTTTGATAGCATTTTGTGTTGTTTCACTTAAACCAGCATAGCGCTCTCCTTGATAAGCATGCTCACCAATGCCTTTATTGTAAAGATTAAGGGCATCAGCAGCAGCTTTTTTAAAAATATCTGTTGCCCAAGCAGGCGGTGCATTGGTCTGCGTTGTTGTTTGCGCTTGCGGTGTTGTTGTGCGTCTACTCATCGGTTGAAAACCTTTCTATAATGAATAAGATTGAAAGTGTGTCCATGACGGCGCAGCCTTTTAGCCCAGCCGATCCTTCCCATTGTTAGCATTTCATCAGCTTTGAGTGTTCGCGCCCAATCTTCAAGATGCTGAATAAGTGGAACCAAATCGAGCCCGCCTTCTCCGGCAAGGTCTAAAAGGACAACGCGTTTTTTTCCTGTGTGTGTTGTTTCAATTTTTGTAATGCTCACAGCACTAAAATCAGTTTCATTTTTTAAAATGAGCCATAATTGGGTTTGCCCATTGGCAATTTCCTGAGCGACACTTTGCAAGCACACATCATCGGGAAAGCGCTTGGCATATTTGTTCATAGCGGCATTGATCGAACCTTGATAGGGCTCTATTTTTTCCCACGGCCATTCATGGGTTAGGTGGAGGGAATATCCCCCATCAGAAGCCCCTTTTGGCCCCTTCAGGCCGCCTTCGCTCTTTTCAGGAGCCCCTTTCAGGGGTGAGACTATCCCTATAGCCTCACCACCGAATCCCCCCGCTACAGGCTCCTCACCCCGACAGTTCTTACCGCAAATCGCTTCACCACCATACTTCTTCTCTACAGCCTCACTCCCATCTCTCCCCTTTTGAGCGCCCTTTAAGCCCCCTTCGCCCTCTTCAAGAGCCCCTTTCAGGGGTGAGACTATCCCTATAGCCTCACCACCCAATCCCCCCGCTACAGGCTTCTTGCCCCGACAGTTCTTACCGTAAACAGCTTCACCACCATACTTCTCCCCTACAGCTTTACCACCACAGTTCCCTCTGCAGGCAGATCTGCCACCGCATCTCGTCCTAAATCTTCTTCTTAAAAATATCATCATCGCCGACCAGCAGGCTTTGAGGTCACATCAAATCCTGTCACATGGGACCACTGAGCCCCAGCAGGAATACGCAACTGAAAACGATAAAACCGCCCGCGTGCCCGACAATGAATTTGCCCCGTATTGCGGGAAGGTTGTCGTTCTGGCAGCCATACAACATCTTCCTCCAGTGCTTGGTGCAAACGCACCCCCACAGTCACATAACATTGTGCACTATTAACCTGAGGCATAATGCTATTCACACGTGTCATACTGCCATTTGTCTGTCCCATTTCTTGCGAAGTCACAACACACGCCATTGGCTCACCAGAAAATGAGCCAAGCCTTCCTTCATAGTTAAAGGCTCCCAAAACGGGGATTTCATTCTTCCACGCTTTACTGTCGAGAGAAAAAGGCAAATCATCAAGGCTACAAGAAATCTTATCGAGCCCCTCTAAGGTGTAGCCAGAAAAGAAAATCGGCAAAATTATACTGACATTGACATTGGCAATGGTCCATTTTTGCAGACCCCAATCATAGATAAGCAGTGTGTGTTCTTTTTTGTGATCGTCATTATCAATCATCCAATAGACACGATTATAAACCCCGTCGATCGCCGCCCACATCATGGGCAAATAGCTTTTATTAATCTTTTTCGTCATTGTCCGGTCGATTTTTTCGAAGCCGATGGATGTAATGTGGCCATCATTGGCAATTTGAAAAAACCCGCCTTCATCAACAAAGAAGGCCGTATCCCCTCGACACACGATCGATTCAGAATTTTTGGCACCTCGTTTATCGTGTATTTTTTGGAAACTGAAGATAATTTTTGATCCAGGGATGAAGGACCCAGCGTAAATAGCCGAACGCATAAAGATAATAGGGTTGGTAGTTTCTGTTGCTCCTTGAACATAGCCGCCATCGGGAAAGTCCTGATAATCGCAGCTTTTTTTACCCACTGTCCAAAATTCTGCATCATTCAAGCCAGACCAATGCACCCGTCGTGGATGATCAGACAATTTCATTAAACATACGAAATCCCCCCACACCCGAACAATCCCGGCCTGCGGCGGATTGCCGCCTAAATTGCGAAATGTGTAATCATAACGGATATCAATCACTTGTGGCTTATCATTGGCATTAACAGCAATGACATAATCACCAAACAAAGCGAAGGACCATGGCGCATCAACGTTGGCGAGATAGGCTTTTCCTTTCTGGCTGATATCTTTCCATTGGAAAGTGGTATTATCGAGTAGGTAGAGTTTATTTTCTGATCCAACGATAACTGAAACACCATTTTTGGTTCGAACAGCAATGGCCCCTAAGATAGAACCGGGAAAGGGCTCTGAGAGGGGACTAAAATTGGGCATAGGAATATAAGATCCGTCTGCAGGCAACACATTGATGAGTTTGTCAGTAAATAAACCATTGATATCAGCCACATCGGGCCGATATTCTGCGATAGAGAAAAAAGCCATAAAAAACCCCGTTTAAAACCCTATTGAATCCCCTGTTAAATTATTGCAACTCCCATCACCCCCCTATTGTCCTCCTTAAAAAATCCTGTTTTTCTACCATTGACCTCCCCATTGCAGTTCGCATTTGAAACCCTATCCCCCGTCAAAATCCCTATCGAATCTCCCGTTTAAAACCCCGTTGCAAGAATGGTTGTATGTCCTTTACTGCGTGAGGTTTGAGAACGCAAAATTTGCAGCTGTTCTTGAAAATCATTAAAAGAAACAGCAGCATATTCAGGATCTTTGAGGATATTTTTGTAGAGTTCGTATTTTGCTCGTGCCTTAATGAGATCAAAGGCATAAATCAACCAAGGATTATCTTCTTGTATGCAAGCCCCCTCATCAAAACGAAAAGGCACATAACAAAGACGAACAGTCTCAACCTTGTTTGGTGTTGGGAAGAGCCCTAATTTATGCTGCCAAAAGGTATAAAAAATAGGGGTTCCCTGAAGGAGATTGGAAAAGGCACCAGATCCTTTGGACCCTTTATCCTCACCATCTCCAGATCCTTCATCCCTGACATCCTCACTGGAATGCCTGTCATCCATGGATCCTTCAGGTCCTTTGGACCCTTTATCCTCTCCATCTCCGGATCCTTCACCCCTACCATCCTCACTGGAATGCCCGTTATCCATCGATCCTTCAGGTCCTTCGGACCCTTTATCCTCACCATCTCCGGATCCTATACCAGACCCCTCTCCCCTGCTGAAATACCCATCATCCCCGTAGCTTTTGTACAAGCTCTCGGCATTTTTATAAAGAAGTTGCGTTTGTCCTGCCGCAGGATTTTCTAAAAACACACTCTCAAGTGCCATCATCGCCCCGATAAAAGGATGATCCTCAGCCCCATACCATGTCTTTCCAACTTGTATTTTTAAAGTGATCTCCTTTTTTTCATTGAAGAAAAAGGGTTCCCGTTCACACAAGCGTAAAGCTGCCATAATAGAGTCTTGAATTTGCACGGCATATTCCGCCATCGGGTCATCAATCTCATCTTGAATCAGCATAACCATACGTGCCAATGTTTTGGCACAGTCTGCTTTTGTCACATCAAAAGGGCTGGATTGAAAATTTGTCATAGTCTGATAGGGATCAACAGGAGTCACAGTCATGAAGGTAAATCATCCTTTGTGTCTATTGGCTTTCCCCACCGAACAAGCGGTAGGGAAACTCTTTCCAAATGCTAAAATCTGCTTGATAAACGGGGCTTCAAGGGGCTCTCCATGGGGGCTGCAAGGGGCTATCTCCATGCCCCATGATTTGGGTAATCTTCCCACCACAAAAACAGGGGGGAATGTCTCCAAAGCACCCATAAGATTTCTGAGATCAAACAGCATCAAAGGGGCCATCTACGCCCCCCTGATTTGAGTAATCTTCCCACTACAAAAACAGGGGGGAATGTCTCCAAAGCACCAATTAAGATTTCTGAGATCAAACAGCATCAAAGGGGCCATCTACGCCCCCCTGACCTTGAGTAACCTTCCCACCACAAAAACAGTGGAAAAATTCTCTCCCAAATATGGATAAGCTCCTTAAGCAGGAACCGCATAGGTTGGAATAACGATTGTACCGAAATCCTGTTCCCCTTGCTCACTATTTGGTAAGTGGTAGCAGGTTTTTTTCATCCCGATAATGGTTTTGGCAGCCACACCAAACTCACGCTCATAATCAAAAAGCTCTTCCACCAATTTATAGCGTGTTGCCCCACGGTCTTTCCCAAAAGCAATAACCGCACTTTGTGCACCCAACAAAACCGCACGGCGCACACTGGCCACAGGGGATCCCCCTGCATCCTGAGCAGCATTCCCACTTGCATTCTTGCTAGAATCTGATGTTTTCCCAGCAGATCCCGTTGTCACACCTTCCGTCACATGTTCTGCCTCACGCAGGATAACCCCATTATACATCCCAAGAGATCCGCTATAGAGAGGGTTTTTCGCGCGAGTTCCACTATAAACCGCTTTGGTAATATCAAGCCACTGCCCAATATCTGTATTGGTGCGCAATTGTGTCACTTGTGTTGGGTGCAAATACAGCACATAAACATTTTCCCCATCAATGCGTACAGGTCTAATTTTAGGGTTAGCCAGCTTTGCGCGCTCAACAGCTTTATCAATCAATTTGAGATCAAAAACATCATTTTCCTTCAAATCTTCATCTTTTGTTTTGCCATTGGGGCGCACAATGCGCTTATCGGTTGGGGCCGTTGGTGTGTTAAAACCATAATGAACAGGTTTAAGTGTTAGTGTACGTCCTTCAAAATTGATTATTTTGGCGGTATAACCACACACTTGAATAAAGAACATCATACTTAAACGATCCGCATACCAGTCGACTAAGCCATTTTTGGCTTCTGTGCGTAAATTATGTAAAACACGTTGCTGGTCGATAGTGCCTTCATTTTTCACACGGACAGCATGAACAAGTTCATTAATCGCCAAACGATCATTGAGAAATTGCAAAGCTTCTTCATTGCCCTCAAGCGCCTGCCCTTCACTTACCCCATCACCAAGCAATTGCACCCGCAAACCAAAGCTAATAGCATCACCACTGGCCTTGTTGGTTTCGTCTTTTAATTGCACAATGCTATTGGAATCTTTACCAATTAATGGGGCAATAGGAATAGCTTTTGATACTTCCCGATTGAGTAATTTTGACCATGTGCGTACAGCCAATGGGTCATTTAATCCGATATGAGTTACGGTCATTTGGTCCTCTTTTCATGATGTCAATTGAAATAAAAAATCCGGCCATCATGCCGGTTGCTAAGTGTTCTTTGGCTTTCCTCGCGAAATAAGCCTATCTTGTCATCCTGTCATGCCTGATCAGCCATGTTCATGCGAGGGATAGAATGCGATTTGCGTCTTATGTTTAAGAGAGCAAGACAGTGGATCTTATGGTTGAAGAGTGTAGATCCTTGATTGAATATTTTTATAATTTACAGCTTGTTTCCTCCCCCCCTGATTAGATATCGGCGTTCATTAGATCATTAGATATCGACGCCTCCCATTAAGCGATTAAACGTGGTTTTATTTTTGGGATCATCGATCCAAACGCTAAATTCTGCTTCAGACATTTTGTCGAGCATTTCCAAAGAAATGGGCCCACTTGGGCTAAGCCCGTTATAAGCAGCGAGTGTGCGGGCAGAATTGTGTTTTGCTTGTAAAGTGTCGATCGTCTCAGTTTGTGGAGCAGTATAGCCAATTTTTTGTGCTATCGTGTAGATCACTTCAGCAGGGTTTTGATTTTTGTGGGCACAATCGCGGAGGATTGTTTTTAATTCATCACCGATAATAGCCTCGACAACTTTAGGGTCTGCCATTTCAGGATAGAGCGCAGCACAAGCCGCCAGCTGTGTTGCGCGCATATCGTAGACAAAATTAGCCGCTTGATCAAAATCATGATGCTTTTGTTTTATAGCCGCAGAAGATTGATGAAAAAATGAACGCAGCTGCTCTGCTTCTTGGAGGGAAGCATTGGCTCCAACGTCTTTCGCTCCAACCTCTTTACCGCCAACGATAATCTCCCTAATCTCTTTTTTGCTAACCTCTACTTCTTCAGCCGTGACTTCCCCAGCCTCTTTCCCGCCAGCTTCTAACTCCTTGACCTCTCTCTTACCAATCCCTTTCCCACCAACTTCTCCTCTCCCAACCTCGAATCCTCCGGCTTTTCTTTTCCCTTCACCATGGGTCTGGCTATCCCGCTTAGCTTGCAATTCCTTTCCCAACCACTGGATATAACCGATAAAGTCTTTTTGTGGATCTGGTGGCACTTCTCCTCCCTGCACTCCTTCATTGTCTTCGCGGTCTTCTGCCCAAAAGGTGCTTTCTTCTTCATCCTCTACACCTGCATGTAAGGAATCTTGCAAGAATTGGCTTTGTTCTTCCAATGTGAATGTTTCTTCATCCATCGCTGTTAACGCTTCTTCATCCATTGTTTTCACCTTCTCTTTCTTGGACAATAATCTCGTGGTTAAGAATTTTCTTTTCTTTATGGAGAGGATCCTTATCCCCTCATCCTCGCTGCCTAAAAGCTTAAGGAGCAGGCTTCTCCCTTGCCCCATAACCCCTCAGGGCATCATGGCTCTTGACCCATACCTCCTCCTACTCACCGCCCCACTCTTGGCTTGTACTCACTATGGCACTTGCATAGCACCCGGAATCATCTCCCCAGCATCACGGCCCCATTCACGGCTTCTACATGGCCCCCTACTTATGAACCCCACTCTTAGTCTCTGGCATCATGGCTCTTAACCCATACCTCTTACTCCTACCGCCTCTCTCTTGGCCCGTACTCATATGGCATTTGCATAGCACCCAGCACCATTTCCCCAGCATCACGGCCCCATTCAAAGCCTCTGCATGGGCCCCCTACTTATGACCCCCACTCTTAGTCTCTGGCGTCACGGCTCTTAACCCATACCTCCTACTGCCCCTCTCTTGGCCCGTACTTATATGGACTTGCATAGCACCCAGCACCATTTCCCCAGCATCACAGCCTTCTGCATCACGGCCACTATTCACAGCCTCCTGGTACCATTGCTCCCCGATGTCATCATCCCTTGCATCACAGCCTGCAAAATCTGCTCGGTTTCACTCCCTTGTTGAATATTATGCTGTTGAACATTATGATTATTGTGCGAGTCATCAGGGTGCCCATCACTGGCTTGTTGCTGCTTTTGCACTCTCAGCGCAATTTTTTGAATGAGCGATGCCGGCAAAGGCGAATAGCGCAAAAGATCAAGCATCATATCAGGGGTGGTGAAATTCTGCATCAGCGGCAAAATCTGCATAATCATAGCAAATGTGCGCTCTTTTTCATTCGGACTTGTAGGCGCATCATCAACAATAATATCATACTCCAAACTAGTGAACATTTCGCGGGTCAGCGGCACATATTGCGCATTGTCTTCACCTGCAATCCGCACCAACCGCCCATCAGAGAGGTAATTTTGAATCAGATAGAGAATGATTTTTCCCTGTCGTTGCCGGTAGCGTCGTAATGCATCAAAAAAGGAGGCCAATAAATTGAGCGATGATTGACGGCGTTGTTCTTCCAGCACCCCCGGTTGGTTAACAGAGCGTGTTCCAACAAATTCGGGGGACAATCCAGTTACTTGAGAAATAGCGCCCTTTGCCTCGTTAAATAGCTGGAAAAAGCCAGCCGGAAATTGTGCCACAGGTTTTGGTTGTATGCGCCCCGCAGCAAGCGAACCACTTTTGAGCCAAGTAATACTCTCTGCCCGTGCCCAACTTTCCATTGCCTGGCGGTCATCGTCGAAAGCGTCGCGTTCTGCCATCACTCCGCCTTTAGACTGGCTATTGAGCAAATGCATAACTTGGCTAAAATATTTATTGGCCCATCGTTGTGGATCTTTTGTCGGGCGCACAACGCCATAAAATTGCCGACTGAGTTTATCAAAATAACCAGTGATGCACTCCCACCCTAATTGGCTAGGAGGCACCAAAGGCTGATCCGGCTCCTCTAACAATTTTTTGCCTAAGAAAGCACGTTTGACAATTTTTCTGGTTAAGCGTGTTGCTTGGAGATGGGGGCTTTCTTGTTTAAGGCGTTGAAAATCCTGCTCACTATAATCAACAAATTGCCCTGTTTGCGGATGCAACACTTTATAGATAACTTCGCGTTCAAACCAGCGGCACTCCGCCAGTGTGACCATTTTAACATCCTCCTGGCATAGGTCATCTTCTGCATTGTCTTGAAGCTGCAGAGCATCATCTTCGTTATAAGCCTGTGTTGGATGTTTCACCCAATCCGCATCCAGATCGCGCCAATCGATATGGGGGAACATAGCTTGCGCAACACTAAGAGGTTTTTCATCAATATACCAAACACGCTGCGCATCGATGAGATTAGGCTTTACAGCACTCGTATCCCACACCATTTTCATAGGGTCCAGCCTAGCAATAATGGGTTTTCCTTGCGGGTCTTCATCATAATCTAAGCGGGTGTCTGTCCAGCCCATACCGCAAATAATGGCATCTTGAAACGCGTCGGAATCTTCATATTCGCCATCAGCTTCATCACGAAACCATTCTGCAGCACCCGTTAAGATCTGGTTGGCAAGGGCTGCCCCTTCTTGCCGTGGGATAAATTGAACATGACGTTTATTGTTACGCTCTGCCCCAATTACAGCATTGACCAAAGGAGCAATACGATTAAAGGTCATAACGGGTCTATTTTGTTCGCGTAATACGGCTAGGTCTTGCTCATTCCATTGCCGCCCATTGTAAAAATTATAATCTTCTTGGGCATTTTTGCGCCATTGCTCAACATGGGTAATATCGTCCTGATACCAGCGAACAAGTTTTTTAAACAGAGCCTGATGTGCAATCGGTTCAATCAGCTCGAAAGAGGAGATCTGTTGGTTCATCAAAAAGCCATCCATGATGTTTGAGAAAAGAAAAATGGCCCCATACAAGGGCCATACCGTCCTGATATTCGTGGGCAAATTATTTAAAAAATGTCCTGATACAAAAAACTGGGTGTGTTCATCCCTAACCAGAGCCCTACCCCACAAAAGCCCCCATTTTAATAGCTAATATCTTGCTCCCCCTAGACAGCTCCCAACATGGAAACCTCTGCCCAAATAATCCAATACACTTTTTATCTTATGCCCCACCATTCGACAGTCTCAGATCCTTCTGTCTTGATATCCCATACACATAGCATCCTATACACCTAGAATCCCGTACAGGCCTCGCCATCCTAACAGCCTAATATTCTTTCGGTCTGATAAGCCAAACATAGGTCCCTATCCTGATCACTGACTTGCCCAATCCTAAAGTTCCAATAGGCCCCCTACCCGGTCACTCAACACAAGGCCCCTGTCCTGACCACCCATTCGCCCAATTCTAACAGTCTAACACCTCTCTATCCGACAACTCACTCCCTAATCCGAAAACCCAATATACAAGCCTCACTATTCTGATAGCCCAAACAAGAGCATTCTATTCTGATACCAGTAACTAGTTTAACCATGCCACGGTTGCCCCCCATTTAAGAGATTTTCTCTCTTAAAAAGCCATCCATGAAGTTTGTGAAGGAGGACGACGATGATAAACATTCTTTCGCGGCTGCAAGGTTGGTTGTTCATAAGCAACACATAAAAGCCCAAAACTATCTGCACCATGGCTAGCCCAATCATGTTCAGCACCCAAGCCAATATTGCGTTGTTCATCACGTTTTTCATGATACCATGCTAGTGCTTTTCGCCCAGCTTTTGTTGTCTCACGGTTAAACCACATAGCAGGAAATAAACGCCGAACAGCTTCAATACGCATTTTGACAGCACCCAACCCCTGGTTGGGAATAATTTTGGTTTGAAACCCAGCTTGTTGCAAAGCACTTTCAAAACTCACATTATAGACACGATCTTTCGTCGCCCCATCATGTGGCAACACCATAAGCGCTTTGTCATAGCCGCGATGACATATCCAGCCAATATGCTCAGACAGAGGTTGTCCCTGTGCTTCATAATAATCAAGAATGCGGATTTCCCGGCCGATAAATTGCGCCACCCACAAAGCCGTTGCATCTGCTTTAGCACCTGTTCCCCCAATATCCCAAAAGATTTTGATCTGAATAAGCGGGTCACGGGATACATGGGCAATGCGTCCTTCTTGTTCAGCGTCCAGCAATAATTTTTGGTAATAGGCTCCCTGGACAGCCTGCAGATAATCGCCCTCCCAAATATGGCCATATTGCTCCGGTCTTTGATGCAAATCTGCCAGCCGATCTCGGTTTAGTTTATCAGGAAATTGCGGATTATCCCGCCAATTAATTTCAACGCCTTTGATATTGGGATCTTTTGTCAAGCGAAAGCGTTTTTCAACGGGAGCATTTTCACGCAAAGGATTCCACGTCACCCATAATTCAGAATGCCAATCCTGCCCTTCTTCACGCAGTGTAGGGATCAAAGTTTGCCAAGCAGTTTCAGTCACAGGTTCGGCCTCATCAACCCAGCACAGGAGAAGACTCCCCATTGATTTAATGCTAGAGATATTGCGATCAAGGCCAGCAAAAGTATAAAGAATGCGACCATCTTTTGACTTCACATATTTATCGCCAACATCATAATAGTCACGCAAGAATGGATAGGCTTCAATGGCGCGTTTAATTTCTTCTAAAGAGCTCTCATTGAGCGAATTTTGAAATTGTCGTGCACATAAGATCACCCCTCGCTCTCCTGCTTTGCCATAACGATAGCCAATCACAGCAGACATCAAAGCAAAGGAGCGTGTTTTTCCAGATCCCCGCCCTCCCCAAGCAGCGCGGATATCCGCCTTTCCAGCAAAAACAGGAATGAGTTTTGGAATAAGAGAAATTTGCATCGTGGTCATCATATGCGATCAGGCTTGAAAAGCATCAGAATTGAAAAATTGCAGGATTAAAAACCGCAGGGTTTAAAAGTCTTCGTATGAGAACTCCAAAGGTGAAACAATGTTCAAAAATGACATCACCTCTACACATAAAGGCCAAATGGTATGTGACATGATTCAGAGTAAAAAGTTGAAAGAAGCTTTGCTTCAGAAATGCACAAATCAAGAGGGTTTTCCTGAAAGACCGCCTTCTCTTTCTCTATAGGAAAAACCCATGCAAAAACACATAGCTACAATGCAAGATATTGATATAATATAATATTTACAAATTGAGAGACGTCTATTAAAAGGCTCAATTATCTTTTGGAAATGATAATAGAAATAGGAGATTTAACATGGATCCGTTAACTTTGGCTTTATTTATCGTATTAGGAGCTTCTTCGCTTTTTGGTCTTATAGAAATAATAACAGCGGCTTCAACAAAAGCAACCACTTAGGAGATTTAACATGGACCCTTTAACTTTGACTTTGATAGTTATATTTGGCGCTTCCACATTTTTTAATTTTGTACAAACAATGACGCTTTTAATACATAAAAAATAATGATTATGGTTCTAATAATAAGAAAATAGGAGATTTAACATGGACCCTTTAACTTTGACTTTGATAGTTATATTTGGCGCTTCCACATTTTTTAATTTTGTACAAACAATGACGCTTTTAATACATAAAAAACAATGATTATGGTTCTAATAATAAGAAAATAGGAGATTTAACATGGACCCTTTAACTTTGACTTTGATAGTTATATTTGGCGCTTCCACATTTTTTAATTTTGTACAAACAATGACGCTTTTAATACATAAAAAAAAATGATTATGGTTCTAATAATAAGAAAATAGGAGATTTAACTATGGATCCCATAACTTTATCTTTAGTAATTATATTTGGATTTACTATAGTTTCTAATTTCGTAGCAATGATGTCGGTTACATTAGCAAAATAATAAGGAAGTTTAACATGGACCCTCTAACTTTGACTTTAGTGGTTATATTCAGCGCCTCCGTGTTTTTTAATTTTGTACAAACAATGACGATTTTAATAAAGAATAATAGTGCTTCTGCTTCTTGATTTTATTCTTTTCACAGGATTAAAAAATATAAGGGGGAGATTTATGGAAAAGTATGAAATTCAAATGTGTCACAGAGCGTAGGTATTTTTGCCTTGCAATCAGTTGTTTTTTACTGATTAGAATTTTTCAAAAATTTTGGTACAGACAAGGGCGGTCATTTTTGCAATAGCCCATATTCATAATCGTATTCATAATATTGTACTTCGCTAACTGATATCTCATAATCATGATATTTCCCTGAAAGTTTTTGTGCTTTGCGCACTCTTTTTTGAAACGACAGGCACAATCTCGATACGCGAAATTGTTTTGACATCGCTTTCCTCTTCTTCAGTTATTTGCAGAGGCAAAACCTTCGCTAAAAGTGAAAAGAACGGCACAGGGTTATTCAACGCATGATATTGCAGATAAGACACAAGCCCCTCTTGGCCATGATGGTATCCTGCTTGTTCAGCAGCAATAAGAATAGCATCTTTGAGCAATTTTGTTGTTTGATTGCATGCACCTTTTGGCCGCCCTCTTCGTGGTATCCGCAAAGAATTATCATCTTTGTTCCAAGGGGGAAGAAACTTTTCATGAGTCACAACTAAGACCTCCTTCTTTCAAGAATAGAAAATCGCTAAAAGTACTAACCCACAAGAGCAATCTAAAAATCAAATCAAGAGCTCTGACAGCAAAGAATAGAGCTTTCTCCACTAACCGCTCTAAAACACCCTCTTCTAACAATGAAGAAACGCCTAAAACAGAGCAATTGTACCTCTGAAAATCTAATAGCTAAACATAATGCTGAAATAACTCTGCTGCTCGCAACTCTATAAGTACAGTCAGAGTTCTAATTGTGCGTTTATTATATGTATTTAGATTAACCTTGTCAATGTTTTTTGCATAGGTAAAAAAATAAGACAAATATTCTTTGCTTGTTTTTTTATAATAAAACTTACTGTGAGAATAAACAAATAATAAAAAATTCTTAAAATCTATAGTAATTCTTGTACAATGAAATCAGAAAAACGCTCTTTACAGTTCCTAAAAAAGGACAGCTTACTTCACACAAAATTGCTATACTTTATATACAAAAGTTTACGTGACGGTTTATGCAGCTTCAACAATTCCTCGTAGAAAAAACTGCTGGAAAACATAACCCCAGCAGCAACTTTAATAACAATAGCCTTTAAGCGCCGAACCATTGTCGAAACAAAAATCCAAGCCAATAAAATACAGATAACGTGCTCATGAAACACCCCCTTTAAAAAATTAAAATCCCCCTATCAAAAGCTGCCTTTGCATCTCAGAAAATAGCCAAAACACTGAGTACTTTCGTCTTACATTTTCAACCAAGATAGAACTATGATGCTATCATTTGTATATATATAAGTAGGGTATCCTGTCAACTTCTTTGTGTTTTCTTATAACCGTTCGTTATCTTTTGACAGTTTTTTATCGAACCCGTTTCTTTACATTCTTCATCAGAGCAGAAATCTGTTGTCTTTTTTCGTTATGACGGCACAAATTCTGCTTACGCTACAGCACGGTGCAACCTTTCAAAATTACCTGAACAAAAGTTTTTTGCTGACCAATTTTCACTGTCTTTTTGCAACAATTCTATCAAAAACACGATCAAATAAGGTGATCATTTTTTTATTAACAGAGCAACGCCCCCCCTGAGGTGATAAGTTACCACCGAAAGCTCTGAACTATACCGAACGCAATATTTGCATTGCTCAAAGTCTAATGCCGTCAATCCTCTTATCATAGCGCTACTCCGGCCAATATTGAAATCACGACGTGGCAAGCACTAATGATGGGGTAACATTAAAAGAAAAAATTTTATTATTAACTTGATGATGATGATATGCCAGTTATCCATTCAGCTATCTTGACAGTTAAAGCCATTCCACCAACAATCCACAATACTCCAAATGCTAATGTTTCAAATAACATGATAAATCTCCTCATTCACATAATGCCTATTTTTTATGTCCCCTTTTTAAAAAAATTTTATTAAAAATGCACCAAAATAATGCATGCAAAAACACATAGCTGTAATGCAAGATATTGATATATATATACAAACTTAGTGACGTACATTAAAATGTGTAATTATTTTTTAGAAATGATATATAGAAATAGGAAATTTAATACGGACTCACTAACTCTGTCTTTAGTGATTATATTTGGTGCTTCCGTAGTTTTTAATTTCGCAGGAATGATGACGCTTTTATAATGTATAAAAAATGATAATTATGGTTCTAATAATAAAAAAATAGGAGGTTTAACATGGACCTAATAACTTTGTCTTTGGCGGTTTTATTTGGTATTTCCTTACTTCTTAATTTCGCAGGAATGATGACGCTTTTAATAATGTATAAAAAATGATAATTATGGTTCTAATAATAAAAAATAGGAGGTTTAACATGGATCCAATAACTTTGCCTTTGGCGGTTTTATTTGGCATTTCCTTATTTTTTAATTTCACACAAATGATGACGTTTTTAATAATGTATAAAGATCATAGTACTACTGAATAGTGCTTAATTTTATTCCTTTCACAGGATTAAAAAATATAAGGGGGGGGATTTATGGAAAAGTATGCAATTCAAATGTGTCACAGGGCGTAGGTATTTTTGCCTTGCAATCAGCTGTTTTCTACTGATTAGGATTTTTCAAAAATTAAAGAATATAGCGGCCACCTTTCACAAACCATTTCGGATAAAAACACCGCACTCTATCACAATTTATTTTTTTACCACAACTGATTTTTTGACAATCTTCTTTTAAGAAAAGCTCCTGCTCCTATTAACTCATATTGTATTTTAGCATATTTTTCATAAGTTTTGATAGGATAGATTACTCAACACAATGCAACAATGATGGGCAACCATGATGGTGCAACAATAACCCTATGATCTTAAAAAAATGGGAAAATTGAAGAAACAAACTTTTCTCCAATCTTCCCAAACATAGGATCACTTAAGAAGTGTAAAGCTTTATTATTAAAGCTTTAAATCTTTCACATTTTTTTAAAAAACATAAAAGACGAGAGCCAGAATGCACCTAAAGGGAAGGTGCATTTTTACAGAATAGTCAATACAGCGTCCATACCCCATGATAATAAATTAGGGAGATGTTCAATAACCGCAGAAGCAACCTGTTTTGGTCCAACCCCAACAAACTCTTGAACCAAAGGTTCCATAACATTCAGCACAGCCGACATATTCATATTTAAATCCATTACAAAATCCTCCTAAAGATAATAATTTCAGAATCCCCCCATAAATCATTATCTTTGATACGAAGACAGCTAAAACATATTTAGCTTTCCCCCTCCCTCGTATCTTCGATAAACAAATATCCGAGAATTCTAGTAACAATACATATTTACACATTTTTGCCATAATTGTCAATCTCTAATATCTTTTTTGTATTCTTATTATGGCTGTTATTTTTTCATAGCTTTTTTACTGAGCTTTTTTCTGTGTTTTTCTAAAAAGCAGAAAGCTGCAATTCATTACCCTCTTTTGTAATATGCACACTTGCGCCTTCTGGAATTTGTCCTAACAAAATCTTTGCAAAAGATGAGAAGAAAGTGAGGATGTTTAGGGAGTTTAGGTTATAAGCTCTCCCTCCCTTTAAAAGGGTCATTCATGTCGGCCAGTGGGTCTTGAATTTCCCTTTGCAAAATTCGTTTTAAAGGCCACGCCCCATAAAGCGGATTATAGCCTTTATGGGCAAGGAATCGCTTGGCTTCCTCACCCAGCACTTGCATGTTAAGAGATTAAAAATATCGAGATGGGCTTTTTCATTTTTGTCAAAAGGAATAACCTAGTAAAGCCGCCACCGCACAACTTAGGTCAGCACTCTTCCCTCTTCATAGCCCCACACAGACTGAGAGGAGTGCCAATTAAACATGCACAGAATGTTTTTCTATGTTCCGGACATGTCAATGTCGCAGCCATTGCCCTTATAAACCTAAATAAGGAAAACAAAATAAATTAAAGGGCTCTCACTCTCCTAAATTTGAACTGCCTAAGAGTAAGAGCCCTCTGTCATTTTCTGCATACTTCCCAGAGAATGCGGAAAAAATGCTTAGACTATTTATTATAATTTAAGGACTGTCTTTATACAAAAGCAGAGAAAACTTCAGCAGCAGTAGACAAAGCATCAGCAACAGACACAACCTCAGGAGTCGTCAAAGCATCAGCAATAGACGAAGTATCAGCAGCAGTCACAGTATCAGCAGTATGCGAAACCCCAGAAGGAACTCCTTCAGAACTATCTCCCGATGCCTGAACAGCTTCACTTTCCTTAGACAATTTCACTACGAATGCACCCACACTCGCAAGCAATAACACCGCGGACGCAAACAACTCACCTACCATAAGATAAACCTCTCTTTTAAAATAACTCTAAATCTATATACCTCGATGATCATTTATGATCATTTTCAAGGCGAGGGAGAGCTTATAAACTAAACTCCCCAAAAGTCCTCACTTTCTTCTCATCCTTTGCAAGAAACACATAATGATGATTTTAGAGGCGACGCTTTAGTACAAATTTTTGTTAAATTCGTCAATATTTCGTATCTTTTTTCTGATGCTTGTTATGTCCCTTATCTTTTCAATTTTTTTATT